ATGACTATTCTTAAACATTTTTACTAACTCTTGGATATGTACTACAAAAGTATTACTTTAATTCCTTATCCATTATGAAATATACAAAATCCAAAGTTATTAAAATAACAGAACAACAATATAATACACTAAAGAAGTTAGAAAGTTATAATGTTAGAGTATGTGATTTTATAAGGGACGCTATAAGTGAAAAAATAAAAAGGGAGGGTTTTGAAATTATAGAAAAAAGTAAAAAAGAATATACACCATTTTAAAATTAAGGAAATGAAAAATAAAATTTTAGCAGCTTTTTTATTAGCTGGAATAATAACCTCGTGCGGAACTCGAAAAGTAAACAAACAACAAACAGAAACGAAAACAGAAACGAAAACAGAAGTAACGGAAGTTTCTAAAAGTTTAGACAGTACGAAAGTAGAAACAGAAGAAGAAAGTAGTACTAAAATCAATTTTGAACTATCTACAAAGGACTTTCTATTTGAGCCAATAGACAACACTAAACCTTTTTTTATAGGCTCGCAGAAGTACGAAAATGTAAAGGTTGTTAATAAGGAAAGTAATATCAAAGTTACGCAAGAAGTAGAGTTTTTACGCAATCAAACAGATCACCGCTTCATTCAAACGGAAAAAGAAGTAAATACTATTGTTTTAGAGTTAAAAGAGCTTAAACAACAGTTAAAAGAATCAGAGAGAAAAGCAAGTTTAACGGGGTTAATTATTTGGCTTTGTATTTTACTACTTCTTTTAATAATCGGTTATGTTATTTATAATCGTTATAAATAGTGTAGATATTTTAATTAATTGTATTTAATTAAAATAAAAGTTCTATCTTTGAAAAAGAAATAATTACTAAAACATTTATATTATGACACGTTTACAAGTATTAAACAATAGATACGAAAAGATAATTGAACTTAACCAAGTTAATAAATATGTTTGCAGCGGAACGCCAGAACGTAAAATTAAACAATATTACAGCCTACTTTTAGAAATCAAAAATCAAAAGTTTGAATGGATTAAAAATAATACTAATTGTGAGCAAATTAAACAATCAATTTTAAACTCAATATAATGGATAAAAAAGAAATTGAAGAAATAATAGAAGATTTGAAATATTTACAGGATATGATAACGTACAATATTTCAGCTAAAAATAGAATAGAAAGTATAATTGAGAAAATAAATAACTATGGGAGAATTTAAAGACGCACAAATTGAAGCCTTGCGAAAAGAATTAGAAAAGACTAAAAATGAACTCCAACAAGCAAAGAATTTATTGCAGGAAGTATTTGAAGAAATTAAGAAATTAAATGACTAAATATGGGAGCAACTAAAGAATATTTTTTAAAACTTTCAGAAGAACATTATGATGGCTTGGGGAATGATGAAAAATTATACCTTAATCATTTAGGGTTGCAAGTGAAACAACTGCCAAGTGATGAAGATTTAAACGATGAGAATTACAATAAAATAAGAAGCAATCGTATTAAGGCTTGGAATAATGAACAGGAATATTTATTTAACAGACGAAATAATTAAATTATGAAAAATATAGCAACAGCTTTAGTCAAAGCACAGTTAGAAATGATAACACCTAAAAAGGGTAGTGTAAATCCTTTCTATAAAAATAAGTACGCTGATTTAAACGATGTACTTGAGGCGGTAGTTCCTGCATTAAATAATAACGGAATAGTATTGCTGCAACCTTTGGTTAATATTGATGGTAAAAACTTTGTTAAGACCGTTTTAATGCACGAAAGTGGAGAAACATTTGAAAGTTTTGCAGAGATATTTTGTGCAAAACAGAACGATGCCCAAGCATACGGAAGTGGTATAAGTTATGCTCGTAGATATTCTTTGAGTTCTATTTGCGGTATTGGTTCTGAAGATGACGACGCACAAAAAGCGGTACAACCTAAACCAAATGCAACAAAAGAAGTAATACAAAAAGCACAAACTGCAAAGGCTACTTTACAACAAATCAAAAGTAAATATTTAGTAACTCCAGAAATGGAACAATTTTTTAACACTTTAAATAAATAAATTATGGAATTGAAAGGAACGATTAAAAACGTATTACCAACTGACAAAGGATTAACAAAAGATGGTAAAGAATGGCAAAAACAACTATTTGTAGTAGCTAATAATGATGGTTACGAGGGCAAAGAAGCAATTTACTGCTTTGAGATATTCGGCGAAGAAAAAGTACAAAAATTTAATAAGTTTAATAAAGTAGGCGATGTAGTTGACGTTAGTTTTAATATTTCAACTAACGAATGGAACGGGAAATATTTCACAAGTTTACAGGCTTGGAAAGTTTTTAAGGCAGATATCGTAAGTGCAGAAGAAAAAGCCCAAACAGGATTTGCTCCAAACGATGAGCAAGTGGGAAACGACCTCCCATTTTAAAACTACTAATTAACACATTTGACTTACAAGCCCCAGACAATTGGGGCTTTTAAATAACTAAATTATGATAAAAAAACTTGACGAACACTTTAGAAAACTACCATACAACAACCCTATGACATATTTAGACGAAGCAATCGCAGAATATGAAGTTAAAGATTCTGAAATAGTAACACCTAAACACTACGATAATAGTAAAGGTAGTATTTACCTATTTTCTAAAAACAACGAATTAAACGATTGGGAGTTTGATGCTATTAAAAGAATAGTTAGATGTAGAAAGAAAGGTAATTTTAAAGAAGATATAGAAAAAACAATAAATGTTTTGCGTCTTTACTTAAAAGAATTTGGTTAAAATTTACTGTTTTTAAATAAAAAAATCGTATATTTATATCAAATCCGCCAAGATTTAAAATATTAATTTAAAACCTCTTTATAGTTTACTTGGCGGTACTATTTAGAGGTTTTTTTATTATGATAGGAATTTATAAAATTACAAGTCCAACAAATAAAGTTTACATTGGGCAAAGTGTTGATATTAATAGAAGATTTAAATTTTATTTAAAATTACATCATTGTAAATTTCAAGTAGCACTTTATAATTCATTTAAAAAACACAACGTAAATAACCATACGTTTGAAATAATTGAAGAATGTAATATTGAGCTACTTAATGAACGTGAAAGGTATTGGCAGGACTTTTATAATGTTATTGGTATAAATGGATTGAATTGCAGGCTTACAAAAACAAACGATAGAAGTGGCGTTATGTCAATTGAATCCAGAAAAAAAATGAGTGAGGCACAATTAAAATTACACAAGAACGGGTACGTCCACCCTCTTTTAGGTGTAAAAGGAGCTTTAAATAAGAATACTGGAGCGAAAAGGAGTCAAGCTGTTTGTGATAAAATAAAAAATGCTCAAAAAGAAAACTATAAAAATGGGCGAATTAAAGCACCATCTAAAATAGTTTTAGATAATGAAAACGGGATTTTTTACGAAAGCGCAAGGGATTGTTATTATATAAATCAACAAATAATAAAAGTTTCTGAAAGCTCTTTTAGAAGGAAACTGGCAAACACAAGACCAAATAATACAAAATTTACTTATATTTAATTAACACGTAACTACTTAAAAATCAGACCCATTCGAAAGATTGGGTTTTTTTATTTAAAAATAATTTTAATTAATTGTATTTAATTAAATATTTATTTCTATATTTGTAGAAGAAATAACCACTAAAACAAATATTATGAAAACTCAATTAACTTTTTCAGAATTTAAAACAAAAAGAAATAACTTTGAAAAAAACCAACCAAACTATTTACAAGGTTTAATGTGTGAAGAAACTTTAAAAACTGCTTACAAAATGTACTTAAAAGGTAGAATCCCAGTCTATGCTAAGTAAAAAAAAAGGCTTAATTATAAAGCCCTCGGAATTAGAGGGTTTTATTTTAAGTGAATACGGCATAAAATGTGGAGTTGCAATGTTAAAAGGGAAACAAATAATAAAAGTAAGTAACCATTTAACTTTATATGCATTAATAAATAAAATAAGAAGAAAATGCGACTTTACAGTGCATCATAAAAAAAATAAAAATGAATTTATAATAGTTATAAATGAAATGTAAAAGTAAAAATCACTATGATAATATGTGGGCTATTGGAGAATGTTTAACCTGCGGAGAAAAAAACAATATTATGACACAAAAAGAAATAACAACGCACAAGATAATTACAAGCGTTTTAGCAATGCAAATAAGCTCAAATATATTAACAGACTTGCAAAGTGCGAAAGTGTTTAAAATGAGTCTTAAAATGCATATTAACAATGCTATTAACGCTTTAAAAGAAGTAGAGCTGGAACACTACGATAATTTTTTTAATGCCAAAGAAAATGA